CAGCGCTGTAGTTGGTCGCCGTGAACTTGTCGATAATGGCCGACACGTTCTGGGCAATGTATTGAGTTACTTGGGTGTTCTCCGCAATCTTTGCGGGGATCAGGACTTTGACGTTAACTGCCATGTGTCACCTAAAAGGTAAAGACCATTCGGACGCGGCCATTAGACCCAGACAGGCCAGCGGCACCGCCCTCTACCGGATCGCCACCGTCACCGCCAGCGCCACCAGTAAGGCTACCCACACCAGCAATTGCAGCCGCACCTGTTTGCGTAAAAGCCGCTCCGCCGTTGCCGTTAGTGTTGGTCGTATTGCCGCCAGAGGCCGTGCCGCCAGCACCCTGCTGACTGCCGTAGATACCGATACCACCGTAACCTCCAAAGCCTCCAGTTGCGATCATTTCGGGCAAAGCATACGTTCCGGCATACGCCACTGACTGAGTGCCAGCACCGCCTACCGCATCGCCAAGTGAGCCGCCTGTGCCAGCCACGCCAACAGTGTACAGGATCGTTTTACCGGCATCTGGGCCAGTTAGAACGAGTACAGTCTTGGAGTAGGCACCACCGCCTCCACCGCCACCAGGGTTCTCCTGCGGCTCGTAGGCGAACTCACCAAAGATGTTCGTTACCGTACCGTAGCCGCCACCACCACCTGCGCCCCATACCTCGATGGTGACGCCCGTAGCGCTGGCAGGGATCGTGACCGACCCAGACCCGGACGAGTAATCAACAACGCCCGCACCGGCTCCTCCGGTCGTGCCTGCAATCGCTGCTGCTAGGGTAGCGCCGCCCATTAGGTCAACCCTGCTCCGCTGATCAGCCACGAGGTTGAGCCAATCTTGACGCAGGTCGCCAAGCCGTTTTGCGCGAGAGTGCGAGTGCCGGTCGTCGTGCTGTTAGCCAGCGTCAACGTGTCGGTCGTAATGCCAATCGAGAGCGCCGTAGCGTTGAGGTTAACGATAATGACCACCGTGCCAACCGGGAACGCGACAGCAGAGTTAGCCGGAATGGTCAGCGTCAGCGACGAGCCGTTCATCAAAATGGACTTGCCGCGATCTGCCAGCACTAACTGGTAGTTAGCCGTCTGGCTGTTCTGCGGGGCTTCTCGATAGCCTACGGCGTAATTAACACTAGCCGTGGCGTTATCAGGAATTAGCGGCGTGCCGGTGAACGTGGGCGAGGCAATCGGCGCGTAGGTTGTCGCAGCAACCGTCGTCGTCAGGGCGTTGGTAATGCCATAGCCAGCCACCGTCGTCGGGGTGCCGGTAATGGTAGACCACGCAACTGTCTCGGTGGAAATGTCATTGATGCCAGCAATGTCGTCGTATTCGCCAATCTGCACGTCATTGGAGTCGGTCAGCACAAAGCGATACTTAACGCCTTCTGACAGCCACATGTCCTCTGGCAACCTGCCGCCAGAGTCAAGGATGATCGGATTAGCATTAGCATCAACGCCTACAATTGAGGTGTAGGTCGTTTGCGGAGTCGTGGTGCCAGCCGCATACGTGTAAATCTTTCCGCCCGACAGCACTGAGTTGTCGTCGGTAAAGAACTGCGCTCCGGCGCCAGCAAAGGCGGAAAGATAGACGGTCATATATTCACCTGCGTCATAGTAAGGATGACCGAGGGGATGCCAGGATGGGGAGCAGTGGCTGGCTCGGCCAAAAGTTGCACGGTAGTGCTGTCGGTTGCCCACATTAACTGCAAATAATCGCCGTTTGACATGGGGACAAATATATTTGCGGCGACAAATACTTCGCCGTTGTTGCCTTGAATACGGACTTGAGATGCCGAATCTGGAATATCAACGCCGTTAACTCTCGGCCACACGTAGAAAAGCGCCACGCCACCAGAGGTTTTATCCAACTGAATGGAAAACTGCATGTTGTAAATAGCCGGTCTACCCACTCTAATGCGGGTGTTATCTGTTGGATCAACATAAACGCCGTACTGGCTTGACGTGCTGTTAAACGTCATCGCGTAAGCGGTATTTATTACGGCGGCAACTTGCGTTTGCGTCGAATAAAACGAGCCGTAGTTAACAGTAAAGACTTTGGCGGCTACAACCTCGGCAAGCGGAGGTTGCTTTTGAATGTCCTCAATCTCTTGTTGCAGAACCGCTATTTCATCTTCGGTGTTAGACGACAGCGATGGCGTCAGTTCAAGGTCAGCCAGCGTAGTAGACGTGGTGCCGCCACCCGTCAGTTGGTACTGATTGTTAAGGAAGCGGAACCATTCACGCGAAATAAGGCCCGTGGTCTCATCTATGAGAGGGACACGCGGCGCAGGGATTTGCGTGATGTTCTGTGCCATTACGATGCCGTCGGACTAATCTGAAGTTCAGCGCCCATAATGGCGACCTTAACGGGATCAGTGCCGCTAATTTCATACACGCGGTCGCGCAGTTTTAACGTCATGCCAAGGCGACGGAAAATAGCGCGAGTGCCGTAGTCACCAATACGTCCCATTGAGGTCGTGCGCTCGCCATTCCAAGTGTGGCCGCCATCGTCAGACCAGCGCAGCATTAACTGCGGATTTGCGCCAACGGTATAAGCCAAGTCCAAAACAATGTTTTCGCCGTTTTCTGTCAACATGTCCTGCGGCACTTCGGTGCCAAGGTACACAATGTCATCAAACGCCCAACCGTTTAAGCCAACGCCAGTCTCGCAGTCAATCTGAAGCGAATGGTGAGCCGTGCGTTTCAAGTCGTTAGCGCCGGTCGGCAACGCCCGCCAGCGACGTAGCCACTTCTGTACGTGGTCATCGTCGGCGTATACGTCTAGGTCAAACGCATACAACTTGCCGTTCTCGTAGTCGCCAATAATTGGGCGACCGTTGAATCGAGCATGGTTGTTGCCGCGATGACGCTTAAACTTGCCGTTACGGTACGCAGCACGCTCGTGCCAAGCGCCCGTTGATGCGTCAAAAACCCACGTCGTATCGGCGTTGGTAAAGTTCAGTACATAAAACGTGTGACCGTCTTGCTGATAGGTGTAGCCCACGGCGTCAGACAAATCACCATAACTCTGGATTGCAAACTCAACCGCATGAGTTGAGATACGCACGCCTGTGTAACCGTTGGCTCGATAGACGATGCCCTGACCGCGAGGGTCTGCGCCGAGCCAGAAGACGGAGTTATCCATCTTGGCGACCGAGTAGGGAGCAATACAACCGATCTCGTTGTAAGCGCCTTGGATGCGGGTGAGGGGGAAGTCAGGGTCGCCTGAGTTGTACCAGACCTCCACCGAGTTTGTGCCGAACAGCCACGCTTCTCGGTGGTCAATGATCAGGGAGACTAGCCCGTCTGGTGAACCCTCCGCACTCGCAAAATCCAAGGGGTCAATAGACAAACCATCAAGAAGTTGTGTTACCCACACTCTTTGCGAGTTCGGCTCGTTGAACACGAAGTAACCGTCAAGGTAACCGACCGTGACAGCGCCCGGAAAATCCGGGTCAGTAATTTGCTGAAACTGATCCGTAGCGGTGTTGTAGATATAACCGTCAGGGTTAGCAGCAATAAAAATCTGCGTGCCGTTGTCGGTCATTGACACGGGGCCAGTGCCGGACACCAAACCAACGTATGAAAGAACGCTATTTTCCAACAAAATTGTGCTGTCATCTTCTAGCAAGATGAAGCCTTCTGTTTCCATTAAAAGTTCGTCAACAACAGTGTAGTTGTAAGTTGAATCTAATTTGTAAAACTCATTGCCTGAAACAACGTACAGAAAGCCAGCGTGTTCCCACAGTCCACGGATAGGTCCTGTGCCGACAACTGTTTGAAGCGCTATGCCTGGGCAGCGTTGCAGGTAGGCAGGCTCCTTGCCGCCCTCTGGCACCACTTCCGGGTAAAGGTTGACCATCCGGTTGTCGGCAGCATTGACCGACCGGATGACATACGACGACCCTAAGATCGGCGTCTTCACTTAGAAGTTTCCGGTGAAGATGTTGAAGCGCGGACGGTTGACAATCAGTGCCGCTGGCATTGCCATCAAGTCATCCGGGTTGTTGATGCGCTTCAGATCGCGCTTGCTGGTCATTGCAATGCGCTGCACCTGCGGAGACGGCTCGACGCCAAACTCGGCTGCAAGTTCGCAGGCCAAGCAAAAGCGGAACGCACGCAGGTATCCAGGCGGAAACGCAAGGGTAGTGTCCAGCGTGGCCGGTTGAGACAGCGGGCGCACGGACACAAAGTGGAACTCCAGCACACGAGTCGGCACTGGGTAGATGTAAATCTCTACGTCCGGGTAGGTCATGTTGACCCACATCAACTGTGGATAAGTCGAGGTCACTGTCTTAACGGCAATATTGTTGTACTGCTCGTTATTGATTAG